ACGTAATGCTTCTGCGTCTTCAACTTTATTTCCTCTATCAAGTGCCATTTTAACACCTTCACGGAAACCTGCTCGCCATGCTTGCTGTGCAGTAGCATTATTATATACATCTGAAAAACAACTATTTTGCTGTATATAGTTTACATCCCAACAAAAGTCAACTTGAGCTTGTTTATTATTAGGATCGGCATTTTCGTGTGTACGCATTTTAAGCACGTACTCTTTAGGCCAACACTTAATGCCGCCGTTGCCATACATTAATCCATTAATTACATTTTGTCCGCACCAGCTAATAACACTACTTTCAAGAACTTGGTATTCTTCAATTTCAAGTTCTTGATCTAAGAATCCGTCACGAATCATATTATCACCGTCGATAGTAATAAATCTATCAGTTTCACTTATTTCTGCGCAGGCTTTGTGTGCAGCGTCTGAACCTTCTACTCCATGTACACGTTTAGCCCATGGTACTTTACTACACAAGTCTGCGTAATTTTTTTCTGCATTTGGTTCATCGTAACTAAGGTAGATAATATCGTAATCTACAGGACGGAAAGTTTTATTCATAATCAACCTTTAAACTGTAAGTGTCAAATATTTTGTTTGTATATATACTTACACCATTTTCTAATACATCTTTAGTAAATTGGTATTCTAGATGGAAATTGGGATCTGTTAAATTGTTAGCAGTAAACATAACAGAGTTGTGCAATTTATACGGATTGTTTTTTTCTGTTACTGCAATTATGATAGAGGAAAAATCTGAGCCAACATGTTCATAAAGATCCTTAGTAAGAGAAAATTTTATATTCTTTTGACTAATTAGCATTTCTAAATCTGCAGAAGTCATTTCATCAGACACTTCTATTAATGTTTGATTATTGTTATTATATGTTTTTAATAACTTTATTTGACGACATTTTAACGAAAAATCATAATAAACAATATAATCGTCTATTTTTTTCGTTCCTAACAGAATAGGACTTACAACATCACTGTTAATTTGAAAAAAATCATCTATAGAAGAAGGATCCTTAACTGGAGTTATTTTTTCTATCTTATTAGTGTCTTTATCATAGTATACATAATGTTTCTCTTCTTGAGAAACATCGCGTGTAAGTTGAGACAATAACGTACTTAAATCAGTCAAGAAAATTTCTCCAGCTTTTGTAGAATATGCATATTAGTAATAAAGTCTTTTTCGGTATAGTGAAAGATTCCTGTTTGTCTATAATTACCTACATATAAATCTAAATCGTGTGTTAGACTTGAAGAAACTACATTCTGCCATTTTTCTCGAGACATTTTCCAATTCTGCACATGTGATTTCATATGTACAAAAGTAGAAATTGTTTCTTTTTGATTTGTTACTTTATGTTCTATGTTCATAAGTTTAATAGTCATTGCTATAGCAACATCAAGACTTATATGCTGTTGTTTTTTGTAAGGACAAAGATCTTCTTGAAATTTATCAAAGTTCTTTAGCACAAGTTCTAAATATGCAAAGAAATTATGTGTAAATTCAGTTTTTTTGAAATAGTATAACGCACTATAAATGTTTGGTAAACTATTTTCTACAAACATTTCTCTATAATAGTTCGAAGTAATTATTTCATTCCTGTATGTTACAGGTGATGTAGTGAAGAATAAATCATAATTTTTGTAAAATTCCCATAAGTTATCTAGAGATCTTAGTACTAACATATCGGTGTCCATTACAATAGTTTCTTTATAAGGACTTTGATGAAATACTTTCCATCTATTTTCAATTTTCCAATTAGATAACTCTGCCATATCTCCCCAAGAGATTGGCAATATATTATCAAAATATTTTTTATAATTGTTACTTACATGATCATTAGTAATTAATGTAACCGGAGTGCCGTCATTGTACTTTATACTTGCTGCTAACACTGCTGCTTGCTCGATATAATCGTCTGCACTATTTTGAGCAAGTAAAACTATCCCTTTACTCAATTATTCTCTCCAAACTAGACTTATTCAATACATGAACATTCAACCCTTCAGTTGATAACAATGTATATTCTCCTAAGTGATCTTTCTTACCTACTAAGAAAATCATTTTGTCGTTATTGATGTTTTCTAAAAAGTCTTGATCTTTTATATAATACATTTTTCCAGGCAAAGTAGCAATAGTATCATTTAACATATGCAAAGCAATACTAAATGCATAGTCATTTCTAAAGTTACTGCTGTTAATTTGATAAAGGTAATTATAATATACCCAATTATTCCTAATATGCTGTACAGTATCAAACAATATTTTTGACTTAGTAGATTTCTTAAAGTATATTACAGTTGCCCAATAAAAATCAATACTAGAATCTGAACATCGGGTAAATTCGTCAGTTACTTCAACACTACCTATATACTTAGAATTTTGAAAAAGCATAAAGTCATTTACAGAACCGAAGCAACTATTTAAATTACTATTTGAGATAATATAATCAGTATCTAATAGTATTGTCTCATCGTACGGACTAAGATCATATGCTAGATCTCTACCAGCATTATTCCATTTAACTGTTTTGTTAAAAAGGGCGCCGTCAAAACTTAACTTATAATTATTACTATTGTTAACTCTACTGTCAATAACATGTTCAAATACATCAGCTCCTAAAAGTTTTTTGAGATAGCCAGAATTTGAAGTAATAATACTTACCGATGCATCATTACAAAACATTTTAATACGTTGCGCACAATAGATAGCCTGTTTTATATAATCATTAGATTGATTATTATGTGCTATTAGTAAATACCCTTTACTCATACATACTTAACTAACTTTTCAATAGACCTTTTAGACTTCATTTCTTGAAGTTTATTAAAGTAACTATTTGTGGATTGGAAATATAAATCTATAATGTTATCGTAAAATTCTTGTAAGTCAACATCAATTGGATTATTGTTGTCATCAATTAATATCGACGATGTATTTTTTTGAAGTAATAAATTTACAAATGTAATTAGAGTCTGGTTAACTGTAAATTGTCCGCCGTTTTGAAAGTGTATCATACTATCAAAGTATTTTTCTTTCAGAAGTGTTTTCTGATCTTCAACTGTTCTAGTGTAATTTGCAAATTCTAATGCTTTTGATAACTTTTCGTCCATATAAGTACTCCTTACATGTATTATATATGAAACTTAGTATCTTGTCAACTATAGATTTGAAGTTGTTGCGCCGATAGGAAGATTATTTGTAGGAATTATTACAGTATCATACACTGTTCCGTGTATATTGACCGAGCCAATTGGTTGAAGTAATTCAATAGTACTAGTAAAGTCTCCTAATACTGCTTCGTCTATTCCAAATCTAGTATTGTTTGGCGCATTATCATTAAATTCTACTTTGAAACGTATAACTGTGTCATTAACATTTTGAGCAAACACTCTGTAATCATTTCGTGCATAGCTTGCGCCGCCTGCCTTAGAATAACATAATTGGTAAGAGCCGGATAAATCAAAATTTCCTATATTAGACCCAGTTCCTTGACCATTATTATTAATAGTATCAGTTGCCTTGAAACTAGTTACGCCCATTGCAGACATTTCATCCTGCCAGTCAACTGTTTTATCTTGTGAACCTGTATAATCTACAAGTGCAGTAAATCTTACCTGACCGCCAGCATTAAAGAAGTGACGGCGTTGCTGTGCATTGTTGAATGTGATAGTAAATATATGGTTAATGGTGCCGTTCCAGTTACCACTAACCGAGTTAGTTCTTTTGCTCGATATATTAAAATTACTCGAGTTCTTCAAATTAACTACCGATGCTTGTCCAGTTACATCTATAAGAAATTTATCTGTTTCAATGTCAGTTGCTAATGTTTCTAACCCTTGAATGTAAGTTAGCTCAACTTTATCTGTATCAGATAGATTAATATCATAATCTCCTAATACAAACGGATCAATAGTTACTGAAGAAGTTCCTACTTGGTGAGCTCTTAAACGTATTAGATCAATATATAAATTTTCATATTGTTGTGCTGTAACTGTATCTGTTGCTACTAGGTTAGAATCATAATCTCCAACAACAGCAGTTGTATTGAATGATTGTCCATATCCATATTGAGGAGTAGCAGTCACAGAGTTACCGAGGATTTTATTAACCAAAGTCCTTAACGTATTGTATCTCGATGCTGCTATTGTTGTAGGCATAAACTAGTCTCCAATGTATTTACCAGAGATTTATCAAGCTAAAGAATTTTCGTTAAAGTAACTAGGTGCATCAACACTAACATAAGAACCAGTAGCTCTATATTGTTGAACTGTACTTTCTAATCTTCCGTCCACATTATTATCAATAGCAGGATCAGTTACTACGTCATTAAATTCAACACGGAAAATAATTCTATTATTTCCGTCTGTTCTTGCTTTAAGAGTATACAAGTTACCTGCATAAATTCCGCTATATGTTCCTGATCCAACCTTCTGGTAAATTGATTGATAGGCTCCTGTTAGATCATAGTTACCTATAGATGATCCTGCGCCATCTCCGGTTGATGTAGTTGAATCATAGTTAAAAACAACAGTACCTATTTCTGAAGCAAGTGCTGCCCAGTCTAATCCTTTAGGAGTTGATGCAAGAGTATTGGATGCAGTAAATCGTATTTGGCCGCCGGTATTAAAGAAGTGTCTGCGAGCATCTTCATCAGTAAATGTTACGGCTATCTCGTGGAATATTAGTCCATTCCAGTTTGATGTTCTTACACTGTTTATTGCACTTTCAAGACTAGCTTGACTAGTGTGTACAAGAAACTTGTCGGTTTCGATTGTTGTTATCAGATCTTCAAAATCTGTAATTCCTTTTTTTGCTCCGTCTGGATCTGCTGTAGTATTTCCGTTATCATCTACAAAGAAACTTTCGTCTTCTGCAACAACGTTTAAATCCACTGTCATTTCAGCAATACTTAAATCATTAGGTCCGATTTGGTGCAGTCTAGCTTTAAGCATATCTGAATAAATGTTATTAATATCTCTAGCTTCAACATTATCACTGCCGTCACTAGTTACATTTGCACTTACTGTAGTTTGGCCGTAACCATTAGTTCCAGCACCATTGCCCATAATAAGAGCAATTCTTGACTGTAAATTGTTAAATCGTGCCGAATCGATAATAGCCATTTATATGTTCCTTAAACCTTTAATACACATTCTATTAGTTTTTCGCCCTCATCGCTGCTAGTTTCTAGTGCAACACCTACTAGTGCAGATGTCTTAATTGTACTAGATACACCATCATCCATTGCATATACTGCATTGCCCTTTTGTACTGCGCCTTTTACTCTTACTGGCAAACGCCCTTTTAAGCCAATATATTGTCCATCAGCTTCGCTATTCATCATATATGCAGGATCTGTTGAAACAACCCCAATACACATATCACTTGCACTAGCAGGTGCTACTTCATGATCTTCATGCGCACATACTGCTACTGCTGTTCCTGCTGGTAATTTTTCTGCTGTTGTGTATTTTTCTGCTAAGTCAGCGTAACGTGCTTGTGTTGCAGTACCTTGGAATAGATTTGCAGCAATGTTACCTGTTGCGTCTCTAACTGCTACTGTATTATTACTTGCACTTACACTAGCAGTACGGAAATCTGTTCCAACACGCATTGCTGTAGATTTAGTAGCTTCACCTACAAAACTATATGCATGTATATCTCTCCAAGCAAGTGTGCTTGATCCAATATCAAATGTATTGTCAGCAGCTGGCATCATCCCAGAACTATTAAATGTAGCAACATGGGTTAATGTTCCTGCACCATCTGTAGTTTTTATTTTAAGAATACTACTGGTTCCACTAACATTTTGTATAACAGCTTCGTCACCGTTTTCAACAAGAAATTGCAAATCCTGACTAGCGCCAACTAATATACCTTCATCCGGTGTTTCGATTGCCGAAGTAAACGCCGGTGTTGCTGTTGTAAGATAGCTACTTGCAGAAAGTCCGCCTAATTTATCAGCATTAGATGCTGTACCCCAATATCTATCAGTAGAAGTAGTTACTCCGTCGGCACCTGTATTCCTTAAAGTAATACCTTTCTTGACTCTTGTATATCCCTGACTTCTAATAGCTGTTTCAGTTGTATTAATATCAAATTCGGAATCACTGATCAAAGAAACAATATTATCTTCAATGGTTGCAGCAATAACAATCCTTGCTGAATTTGTTGAATCTTGCACACTAAGGCTTTGCATTTGGGTTACGCCTTCGCCTGCTGTTTGCGGGCCAATTAATATAAAGCCGCTTGCACCTTTAGTATAAAGTTGTTCGTTATTAGTATCCCACCAAAAGTCGCCTACTGCTAATCCTGTAGGTTCTGTTGCTGATATTTCCGAACCGCCCATTGTACGCCACTGTGTACCATCGTAAAATTTCATTTTGCTGGAACCACTATCGTGCCAGACTTGACCGCTTAACGGTCTACTTGGTTGATTTGCTCCGCTAAAGCTCTCGAGCAAAAACAAAAAGTTTTCGTTTTGAATTTCACCGTAACCTGCATAGTTTTTACCAATGAACTTAAGGTCAGTGGTTTGATCTATTGTGCCGTCTTCTACTGATGTTAGCAGTGTATTATTATATCTATCAATCTGATATGCCATTTATGTAACCCCTAGTGTTATAGTATTATTTATCATTATCATGTGTATGCTGTTGTCGAGACGTGGCTCCATGAGCTGCCTGTTGACTGGAATGTCATCGTATATCTCGACGGTGTTAATGTAACATCACCATCAACGTCAGTAAAGGTAAAGTCTTGCACCACTGATTCATTTTCTGTTCCGTTTGCATCTACTGCTATTCTACTATAGTTAATTGCACTGTTCATCGATGCAGCTTGAATTGTAGCAGTTGCGCCTGCATATGATGTTGTATGTATTTTTGCTATTTTTCCGTTATTTGCAGGAGCAGCAGGATACAAACTGTTTAGTACATCTCCGACATTTGTTATTGGACCGGCGCCAGTTCCAATCGGATTCGGTGTGTTAAACCCAGTAATGTCTAAGGAAAATACTACAACTTCTGTAGCGATCTGATTGTCAGTGTAATATTTTGTTGATGCATCTTGATTTGCTGTAGGATCTGCTAATCCTGTAATTTTTCGATTATCTTGTATTGCAATATCGCCGCCTGCTGTGATGTCTATTCCAGTTGACGAATCAAGGATCATTGCACTAAGTGCAGTTGGACTGGATGTAATTGTGCTACCATTTATATTAATATCATCAATATCAAGATTTATAAGTGTTCCTATTCTAACTAGATCGTCAGCATAAAGTATGTTTGTTAAACTTGTATTACTAAGTTTATCTTGCCCGCCAATTTGATATGTTTTTGTATTATCACTAATATCAACATTAACATTAGATGTCCATGCGTCTTCAGCACTTATCCATGTCCATTTTTTACTACCGACATCACTTGTATCTAGTAACAAGCCTGCGTTATCTGCGGCGGTTCCTATTAAGGTTGTACCGTCAGATTGTTTTGCTATTTCAATATTTTTATCTTCAACTCTAAGAGTTGCAACATCAATGCTAGTAGTTTCACCTTCAACTAACAAGTTTCCAGTAACACGCAAGTCACCTTCAACATCTAAAGTATATTGTGGGAGACGTTCTGTTGTAAATATACCAACACGCCCTTCGCTTGCATCTATATAAATTGCGTCAACAGTAATACTACCATATTCTGAACTAGAAACACGTAAACTAATATCATCATCATTTAGCTGATTTTCAATGTAGAATCTAGGACCAACAACCTTTTGTACATTAGCTTGAGAAGCACCAATTGTTAAACCACCATTATTAAGAATCTTTAAAGTGCCAACTGTTTCACCATTTGCATTTGAAGGTAAAAAACTGTCAGCAGTTCTTACTATACCGGTTCCAGTAACAAGAGCGTTTGCTGACTCTGCAATACCTCTGTATTTAAAATTATCTTTATCAATAATATTAAATCCAGTAAAGATTCTTCCATCTGGATTATCTGCTGTCACAAGTCCAAGTATACGTTCAGCGTAGTTCGGTGTAAAGTCCAAGTAACTAATAACTGCTACTAATGTGTTTGCTACAAATAATTTAACTACGCTTCTTGATCGACTTTGTTCGTCAAGTATACTATCTATTTCAAATCCACTTTTGCCTTGTGCTTTAGTATATTGAGGACCTACTAATATTAAATCTTCTCCGTCAAAGGCGTATAGTTGATCTTTAAGATTATCAATCCAAAGGTCGCCTGCAACCATTTGCGGTTGTGAATTTTGAACAAAAGGACCGCCTGAAGCTTTCCATACTGTTCCGTCATAAACCTTGAGACGTTGATCGTTTGTATCCCACCAAACTTGTCCAGTTAACGGATTACTCGGTGCAGCAGTATTTGCAAAATTTTCTAATAATTTTATAAAGTTTTCATTAAAGTATTCGCCGTACCCACTATAATTACGACCAACAAGTGTTAAGTTGGTTGATAAATTATCTATTTGACCATCAACTAAATCTGTTAATAAGTCCCCATTTGTTTTGTTTAGTTGATAACTCACCTTATTCTCCAGTATAAATTATATAGTTTAATGACAAGTACGGAGGCATAATATCTAGCGCACTACCTAAGCTGCCTGTAGTTTTTACTCCGCCGCTTGATGCAAAACCTTGTGTGCCGCCAGCGCCTGGCTCAATCGTCAATGGTACTGCATCATCGTCAAGTACTGCTCCTGACCCAACACGCATTGCATAATATTGTGTTCCCGAGTCACCTTCCATATCATGTTCATGTTCGGGTAAGTTTTCTAACCCAATAGTTTTTTGTGATTCGCCTGCGTTTCCGCCGATTGCATCTGCTGCAATATCTGTTACTCTATTTGCACTCGGACCGCCCAAGTTATCAAGGCCTAGTGCAAATCTGCCTCTCATATCTGGTAAGGCAAAGCTGTTTACCCCTTCATCGGAAAGTAATGTTGAATCTTTAAAGTTATATCTAATAACATTAAATAACGCAGTAAAGTCTGAAATTTTAACTTCTGTACCGTCGCATAATAACCAACCGTCCGGTGCTTCTTCTCCACCAAACGGCATGATTGCTCCTGCGGGGACTAGTGGAATAGTTTTTAGAAAATTTCTTTTTGTTATTCTATATGCACCAAGATCGTCACCAGTAGTTTTATTAATTAAAATTTCGTCTGCATTACCAGCATCGTATGTAACATCTTTATTACTAATAAAGCTATTTGCAACTCTTAAAGTAAATGTTTTTGTGCTGCCGCCAGTTTGTCCATCAAATTCAAAACTTACATTTTCAACATCCCCTGTTGCTGAGAAAGTTGTAGCACTAGCAAGTTTGTCAGCACTACCTGCTCGACCACTTACTGTACCACTTACATTACCTTGTATGTTTCCAATAAACGTGTTTGCATATACATTATCAAACTTATTGTTCGCAGCTCCAATGTTTCTAGAAGCATTTAAATCAGGTCCTAAATTAGCTACAGTTGTACTGCCTTGTACATATAGACTTCCGCCGATATGCGCATCTCTTGCAATGCCAACACCACCTTTGGTCTTTATCGATCCTGTACTAATGTTTGATGATTGCACTGTACTTTCAATTTGTAAGAAGCCACTATCAGGAACTCCAGATTCTGCATTAATCTTTAT